TGTGAAAATGATACTTTAGCCATTATGTTGTTTTATTGTATAAAGATACGAAAAATACCCGAGTAAACCAAATTAAACTTTGAGTTTTAACTTAGTAATCTGCTTAGGGTCAGTACCATAGGCTTCAGCGATTTCTTTAATATGTTGTTTACCAAGCGTTGTTTGATGAAGTATTAAATAATATTCTTCGGCTTGTAAAATCGATACACTATAATATCTAGCTACCAATTCAATAATCCAATCTTCATACTTTTCAGATGAAGCTGGTTTCATATATTTTAAAAATGCTCTTGTCTTTGGTATCAATCCAATCAAGCATAGATAAGTTGCTTTTGGAGGTGCCTCCTGTAAGTAGGGTTGAATATCTGCTATTAACTCTATCCACTCCGGCTTCATAGAAAGAAAACGAAGTATCATATAGTTACTCCATGTCTTACGTTCGCTCTCCTCAAGCATATCCCAATATTTAGGATTCTTATCTTGCGTTATTGCATTGATATGGTCAAATAATGTTTTTGCCATTATGCTTCTTCTACTTTTAATCCAGCTGGCAATAATTCATTAAGCACTTCACCACAATCCCCACATAAGAATAATTCTACCGGTAATGTTTCATCTTTTGGTTTACCCGTTAATAATTTAGATATTCTACGGAATCCAAACCCTTGTACGAAAATTTCACCACCACACTTCTTACATGCAATTGGTTCGGTTTTATCTAATTCGAGTTTTACTTCTTCTCTTTCTCCGATTGGTTGTCCACCTGCTCCTAAAATGTTAGCCATATTATATTGTATTTAAAATTTGAATTAATGTTGCGGCGGTTGGTATTTCTTTATCAATTGCCGAAAAATGTTTAAACTGCCCATCTGCTAAAAGTAGAATTACGCCTGATGTATTTTCTCCACCATATTCATCTACCTTATCATATAGTAATGTAAACAAATCGGTGAAATCGGTAACCTTACTATCAATAATAGCCTGTCTTAGTTTCATATACTTATTTCTTTTATCATCGTTTGATTTTAAAATATCTAATACTTTTATTTTATAATCATTATCTAAAAGATTTTGTACATCTACTTGCAACTTGCCTTTGTTTGAATTCATTTGACAAGTATTAATTACTTTACGAATATCAGGATATGATGAATCAATAATAGGAACTAAATCTTTTGGGTCAAATTCAATATCTTCAGATTTCAAAATTTTACTCATTTGAATTGCTACATCCTTTTTAGTTGGTGGGATAATTTGAAATGATTGACAACGAGATTGGATTGGTTCGATTACCTTTTCAACGTAGTTACATGTTAAGATAAAACGGCAATGAGAACTAAATGTTTCCATAATATTACGGAGCATTGGTTGTGCCAAATAACTCATATAATCAACCTCATCTAATACAACTACTTTCCATTTCTTAAAACCCATTGAAGATGCAAATCCTCTTACCTTATCTCTAATAGTATCAACGTTTCTTTCATCAGAAGCATTTATAATCATATAATCACATTCGATAGATTTTACAATTAACTTTGCTAGTGTTGTTTTTCCAGTACCCGCCTTACCATATAAGAGTAAGTGTGGTATATCATTGTTTTCTATAAAGGCTTCCACTTTTGTTTTTAAGTGTTCATTACCTACATAATCCACTAACTTAGTTGGGCGATATTTCTCTACCCAAAGGGAATTATTTACTACTTCTTCTTTGTATTCAAACATAATTTAATTTTTTTATTTACCAGTACTCCCAAAGCCACCTTCACCTCTATCTGAATCTGAAAGTTCGTTTACTTCTTCAAACTCAATTTGTGGATATGGTATTATTATAATTTGTGCAATTCTATCGCCTACTTTATAAAAGTCATTTGAGGTATCTTCGGTATTTTTTGTTTCATCGTACATACGTTCTCCACCAAATAACTTATTAAATGTGGCTTGTAATTCTCCTCTATATCCACTATCAATTACACCTACTGAATTACTTAATTGCAATCCAGTCTTTCTAATTGATGAACGAGGAAATACCAATCCCACAAACCCATCTCTAATTTCCATTGCGATACCAGTTCCGTATGTAATTTGTTCAGGAGTATCTTTAATTATTTCGGTTGCTACTAAATCCATTCCAGCATCACCATCTTTAGCGTAAGTTGGGATTACTGCATTAGGCTTCAGCTTCTTTATTTTCACTATCATTATTAGTATTTTTAAATGCGTCTTTTTGTTTTTGTCTTAATTCTTTACCTTCTTCACTTAATTCTCTAGCAAAGAGTCTAAATAACTTTCCAGTCTTTCCATTTTGAAAAGTTATATATGAGTTCTCAACATTAGTAATTGTAAAAATTACTTTTGGGTCTTCACTTTTATTTAACTCATCATCCGTCCAAGCAAATACCTGTGGTTCATCTTCATCAAATTGAAAACACCACTCACATTCTTCATATTTTTTTTGTGATAATGTAATATCACCGATTGGTTGTAATTGTTCCGATTGGTCTTCAATCGTTACTTCTGTTTTTGTTTTTTTAGCTTTAGCCATAATTTTATTTTTTTTATCTTCCTACTTCTCCTAAGTATTTTTCTTTCATTTCTTCCCAACTCATTCCAATAGCATCTATGTAAAATAAGTGTTCTGGTTTAATTCTTCCTTCATCATGTAGTTTTGTGTATCTACTAATAGCGTGCTTCTTCCACCACTTCTGAATGTATTCGTTACCTTGCTTAAACTTATCCTTCATTACCAATTGGTCTTCGGAGATTTCGTTACGAAGGAATTCATTACCATTTTCATACATCATAGCGAAGTACACACCTCTCTTAAATCCGTGATGATATTGGTTTGCTTTGATACCACACTCTTTGAATATTTTACCTAATATCTTTTGTTTGATACCACTTACAGGTCCGTTTCTTTCATAACCCATATTAGCCCCATTACGAGCTCTTTCTTCGGTAATGTTTTCATCGTACCATTCTGCATGATGTTCTTTAATCCATTGATGCCACGGGTCATAGAATTTATCATCCGGCTTCAAACTAATCTTACCAGCTGATTCACCTAATGTTTTAAATAAAGGGATACCATTATATTGTGAGTGAATACCATACAAAGATGTTGTACCTACTGCAATTAATACATTCTTATACTTCTCTTTCCAATATGCTCTAACCTCCGGTGTGGTTGTCATCATAGCGATTAACTTACCACCTAAGAAGTTATAACCCAATGGTTGAGTACATACAATAGTAGAGGCAATAGTAGTGTTGTTTAACTTACCATCAACAAATTTATTATCCTTACTCCAACCAATAAAGTTATCTCTAACTCCCATAGCGGTTACATCGGATGCTAATGAAATCTGTCCTAATAACTTTCCACTCACTCTATCCTTTACATTAATCTTTACATTACGACCAGGGTTTGCTGTAAAATCCATTGTGTGAATCATACGTCTTACCGCTGCCCACTTAGTAGATTCCTTAGGGTCTTCCACAATCTCAACGTAAGGGTCTAACGATTCAATTTCTTTTATCGTTAGCTCCTTATTGTTGATATCAGTTGGTTTCCATTGAAGGTCATAATAAGATGCGATTTGGGATTTTGCCTGAATCATTGTAGGTTCTTGCAATTCTACCCACTTCTTATACAATGTTTGTTCTTGTACAGACATCGTCATAAGGTAGTCCATATTTTCTATTAACTTTGATTTTTCAGATTCAAAGTCAAAGACAGGTTTTTGTGGTTCAGTATCCCAAAAGCTCATAATAATTATTTAATTTCTACTAAGTAATAGTTTGATGTGTAATCACCATCAACGAATGATACGTGCGATAATCCCTTAGATGAGATTTTCAACGAAGATGATTTAGAACCTTTGTTAGCCATTAAGATAGCTTTCAAATACTTTGCAGAAAATGCAATTGGTTCAATATCTTCATTACACTTACAATCTACGGTGATAGAGATTCGGTTTGAATTGATTGAGGAATATCCTAAAACAACTTCACCAACTCCACCCTTACACATAAAGGTAAATGTATCAGCATCAGATAATGCACCTTTTGATTTAATGAACTTACTGATGAAATCATCGTTAAGTGTAACTTCTGCATCAAATGGTGGTAATGCTTTCAAATCCGGTACTGCTGGAATCACAGATGGTGCTGCCAACATATATTGTACCTTAGTTCCTTTATCAGAGAACTTAACTGCTCCAGTTGTTTCTTCAACTGAAATTGCTTCATCCAATACACTCAACAATCCCTTCATTTGAGATGTTGTATAGATACCAAATTCACCATTAGGAAAATCACTTTCTGCAACCGATACATCACCCAATAGGGTCTTATCATCGGAAATCATCCTTACGGATAGAGTTGTAGCATCTGATTTAATCATAACGGATTCAATCTCACCTCCAAGGTTGTAGCGATTGATAAAGCCATCGAATTTACTTTTGTTCATAACAAGTTTAATTTATTTTAAGTTTATAATACACAAATATACGAATAATTTTCCATTCTACCAAATTAAAATGCAAAAAATTGTTCTGCTGTTTTTTGGGAAGATAAAACGGCTCCCCACCCTAATGCTCCATAGAAATCTTCTAATTTCTTAAGTAGTTCCCTTTCAAAGATTTTATCATAATCTATATACATTCTAACCAAATCCATTATTTCTTCTGGGTCTTCATGTCCTTTGAACCCAACCGCATCTAATCCATATGGATTTTGTTTAAGATATACCCATTTAATTTTATCACCATCTCTCATAGGAGCGTGCTTAGCTGCACATTTGAAATGAACTAATAATTGATTGTGAGCGATTGCTGCTTTAACGTGCGCTGGAGTTCCACTATTGAATTGGAACATTGCTCTATTATCTTTTTTCTTTGGAATGTATTTTGATAATTCTTTTACTGCTGAGTTCTTAGCAATAGAAGTTACATCCATATTAACCAAGTCTTTTTTGAAATCATAGATTCTATCAGTCAATACCATTTCAGTTTCGCCTTGTAGAATTGAAATAAGGATACCACTCATAAACTTACGGAATTGTGCGGGGTACGATGAACGAACCACATCCAATCCTTTAACTTGCAACGTATCACAAGGAATACCATTCTCCGCAATAATCCATTGAGCGTATCGTTTCTTAGCAATCCAAATACCACTTCGGCTTACAAATTCTTTTTTGATTTGGAATCTATGTTTTGTTTTATCAACATTAAATACTTTCTCAGCCAACACATCGTAGAACTTATTTAAGAAATCCTGCGTTTCACCAGCAATAGCATCCACCTTTAAGGCAATTTCTGCATCAGGCAAATTTCTCCAATCTTTATAACGATGGTCTAAGATAGGTACTGCTGAAAAGAATACCGAATCCGTATCAATGTATATGTTGAAATCCTGTCCAGTTGTTCCTAACTCCTTATTATATTTAATGTTAGCCATATCAGCCGTAGATTTAATCACAGTCTGACCTGTTGTTGTTACAGCTTCGGCGTTATCCACATCATAGAATCTGAAAGCAGGTAATCCCAATACTCCATATAAAGAGTTCAATAAGATTTTTTGTACTAACTGTCTTTTCTTATAGAATGCATACTTCTCTTTGTCACCGCTCTCACCAAATTTCTTTTCCAATGCTCTAAACTCCACACGTTGTTTGAACCAAAGGTCTAAGATATCAGGGATACATCCCACCTTATCAGTAGTATAAAGAACACCATTAGATGATATAGCGTATTTACTTTCATCCAATAACTTTCTTAGGTTTTCTTTTGTAATAGTTTTCTCACCAATATTAAAAGTATCTATCTCACCTTTAATAAACTTTTGTGCATCCCAATTATCAATCTTACCAACTTTAGTTTCTGGTGAAATGTTAGTTGTCATAATGATTGAAGGATATAGTGAAGTTAAATCCAAGTCATATATCCATTCGTACTTACCAA